GAAAACCTTTGCTGTCGTTGCCCGTGCCGTAATAGAACTGCGAACCGATGTATTGCATCGAGGCTTCAACCACACCGGAGGCATGGTTTTCAAGCAAGCGGCCACGGTCGCGTGCGCCATCAACAACCTGCGCATCCACAGCGATCTGATGATCGAGGATGTGCGTCTGGAAAGTGCGCGTTTCATAGCTGGACTTGCTGCGTGCAACACCCTCGTTGGCATTGCGAAAGCGCACGGTGGGCAGGCCAGAGCGCACCGTCAGTTCCATCGTGGTGCCGAGAATGGTATCGGCGGGAACTAGCGCGAGTTCGGGAGCGAGTTTAACGGCTTCCTCAATGAGTGGGTAGCCGATGCCGGCGTCGAGCTTGGCGATGTCGAGAAGAGTGGGGACCATAATGATGATGGAGAGTTGGCGGTTTTAAAAAAGGGATCAGGCTTTGGTGAACTGGCGGTTCCACTGCTCAGCGGCTGTGGCGGGTTTGGTGTCACGAGCGGGAGTGATCTTGGCAGGCACCTGCGTGCCCATTTCAGCGGCGATCTGTGCGGCCTTGATGGCGGCACGCTTTTCGAGATCCTGCTCGCGAGACTGAAGATCACGCACCTGGACATCGAGTTCGCCAGTGCGCTTGGTGAAGCGCTCCACCTCCGCCTGAACAGCCACGAGTTGACCCTTGAGCGTGTCACGCTCGGTGCAGGTCTGTTGCAGGAGAGCTTGCTGCTCCTGCTCCTTGGAAAGGAGTGTGGCTTTGAAGGTTTCGACTTGGGCGGAGGCGTCAGTCATCAAGCCCTCGCGGGCTTTGGCATCGGCTTCCAAGGTTTGAATGCGCGCGAGCGCTTCGCTGAGTTGTTCTTCGGCAGTTTTCATCGGAGTGGATGTCCGGGATGGCGTGTCAACTCGGGCCGTGTGCATTGAGCGCAGACGGGCAATCACCTCGTCACGGCTCTTGACCATGCCGGCCAGGTTGAGGCGCTGGGCGTTGCGTGCGCTGAAGCTTTGGCCTTCCATCGCGGTGTCTGGAATCTTGCGGCCACGCGCGAGCACGGCGGTTTTGAAGTCAGTGGCGATTTCCTCAATGTCGGATTGAATCAGCGCTCGCTGTTCTTCGCTGAGCGGCACGCCCGGTGTTGCCATGCCCTTGAACTTTCCAGCGGCAAACACTTCCACCTTCAAGCCTTGGCTGCGAAACTTCTCGGTGCTGTCGATGAACGGCAGCATCACGCCGATGGAACCAACACGAGCACTGGGCGTGGCATAGATGGCGTCACACTGCGAGGCGATCCAGTAGGCCGCGCTGCACATCTGCCCGGCGCTGAACGCATAGGTGGTCTTGAGCTTTGCGGCATCGGCCACGGCCTGCGCCAGTTCGGGTGTGCCATTCACCGTTCCACCTGGCGAGTTGATGTCCAACAGAACGGACTTCACATCGTCGCGGGCAACAGCCTCAGCAATCGCGGCGGTCACCAGGTCCATGTCAGTCGCGCCAAAGAGCAGCGAGGAGATCAGGTCCGGCTGGCGCATGAGAGGTCCATGCAGATCAATGATGCCAACACCGTCCACCACGGAGAGCAACGCGTTGCGCGTGGGCTCAGGCAGTTGAATGCGGGCATCAAAGAACGCAGCAGCCTGGGCCACCATGCCTTGCATGGCATCGGTGGTGATGAGCCAGGGCTGGCGAGAGAGAAGAGAATCGAGCGCGGTCACGCTCCGGCGGGAGTGTCAACAACGGGCGGTTGAATCAAAGCGCCTCCACTCGGCTTCCACAGCATCTCCAATGGCACGCCGTATTTGGTGGCCGTTTCGAGAATCATCTTCGCATCGCGGGCACGACGCTCCAATTCCTCACCAAAGTCAGCGCCGAGTTCTTCATAGTGATCACTGATTGTCTTGAGCCCCATCTCCACATCCGAGCGGTTTTGCTGCGCTTCACGGCCTGCATCGACACTGAGCTTGCGAGGGCATACACAACTGATTTTCCACCATCCCTGGACGGCGGGCAGTTCGCCACGATCAATGGCATCACCGATCACATAGAACCACACCGGCTTGATGAAGCGTTGGATGAGGATCATCTGCCGATACGAAAAACGCCGGTCGGCTTTGGCCACCACCAGGCGCACGCCTGCACCGCCTACCTTCGACGAATCCGCCGCGAACTCATACGGAAGAACGCCGAGCGCGGCATCCCGGCGAAGATGTTCCAGGAACCCAGTGAATGTGGGTGACGGGCGTTTTGATTCAAACGAGTCGAGCGACTCATTGGTTTTGAGTGCCACAAGTTTGCCACCGGTGATGCGTTGCAGGCTTGTGGGATCACTGGCTTCAGCTTGTTCAGCCTGCCCACCTTCAATGGCGAAATCGGAATCGTCGTTGAGATCACCCGTCTCGGTTTTGAGCACGCGGGTCACGTCACAGTTGTCCTTCACGGCGTGCTTCTCCAGAGCGAGGAGTTCCATCTCATCCAAGATGTGATTGATGGAGTGCTGAATGGTGGGGGCGTTGCGCACAGAGGTTGCTTGCTCCGGCTCAAACACATGCAGCACGCTTTGGGCGGGTAGTTCGCGTGCGGATTGATCCTCAAGCACACAATAGGAGATCGGTGCGCCCCAAGCGTCCAGTGTGATGCCATGGAACGACTGCATGGAAGTGTTGCCCTCACCGATGCGGTGCGATTCAATCAATTGCAGCGCTGCAATGCCAAGGCGGCTGCGCGTGAGATGGATGAAGTATTCGCCGTCCACATCCATGCCTCGGCAGACCAGCGATTGAACTTCTTCAAAGCCGAACCGCCCGGTGATTTCACAGCGAGTGGACCAGGCACGGAAGTAAGCTTCCGCCTGGCGATTCCAGCTCACGTCGTCTGACTGCGCTTGCGGGCGAATGCCGTCCCCCGTGGAATAGATCGCCATGTTGTTGACCATCTCCCGCACGAAGCCTGAGTTCTTAGCAAGATAGCGGGAACGACGCACCAGTTCGCGATGAATCTGGGGAGTGAGATCACGCTTAGCATCGCGAGGCGCTGGGCCTGGCACCGTGCCGCGTCGAGGTGAGGCGTTGGCTGATTCATAGACCGAAGACCAGGCTTTTGGAAGCAGGGCTGGTGGCAGCCATTGGGTCGCCCATTGTTGAAGACCGTTCATGGGTGCAGATGATGAATGAATGAAGTGGTAATCCGGCGGCGACGTCCATAGGTGCCTGGGGCGAGCACGCGCAGCGCATGGCTGCATTCCTCCAGTGTCTCCTTCACGGTCATGGGAAACTGCTTGGTGGCGTTGGAGCCGCTGTCGCCCCAGCTCATGAGGGTCTTGCCTTCCATGAGCATCTCTTTGGCTTTCGCCTGAATGCTGAGTACTTCTGCGACGGTGAACCCGACAGTGAACAAACCTTGCGCCATGAGCGGCGTGAGCTGTCAACGCTGCGCGTCCTTCACGTCGTGTTTGATCTCATCAACGGCGAGGCGGATGTAGTTCACGTCCGTTTTCACCACATCAGTGACACGCTCCAGCATGTTAATTTTGACCTCGTGGGATTCGATGCGCTGGCGGTCCTCGTTGCGCAACAGTTCCAGGTGGCGCAGCGTGCTGGTGTGAACGCCCCAGGCTGTGGCACCAGCAATGACGAGCGACAGGATCTGCACGACATGCCCGAGGCTGATGGTGGAATCATAACGTGGCTGGGTCATGCACCGATGAGCTTGACGATGGAGGCTGGCGTGATGAATCCGAGCGTGTTGAGCGTGCCGCTGCCTTTGAGGAATCGGATGCGATTGGTGATCCAGTCGCCCTCGCGTTCTCTAGCATCTGAACTTGGATCGAGTGAGGTGTTGCCCTCGATAGTGGACATGCTCACCCCACGAACAGCAGTGACAATGCCGGCATGACCATTGCTGGTGTTGCCATGACGCGCGAGCCAGATGGAACCTGGCACGGCACTCTCGGAGAGAAGACTCAGATTGCGAAAGTTGGCTGCACTGGTGACGCAGTGTGGCGTCATCGTTGCCTGCCAGCGTTTGATTTGATCAGGCGTGGCCGCAAGCGAACGCAAGGCGGCGAGCACCATGCCTTCAGCGAACGCCGCGCAATAGGCCCAGCCGGGTTCCCATGGCGATTGGCGCATCAGTGAACGCAGTTCATCGACCAGAGCACGATCATTGCCGGGCGTGTTTGGATTGTCCCAGTCTGCGTTGGGTTTGACCTCGCGCAGGCCAATGAACCGGCTCGCCTGCCGAATGATGCCTTGAGCCAGTTGGTCGCTGGTCATGGCTTCCTCCTGTTGATGCGGAGACGGCCATAGGCGGCGGTGGCCAGACCACCGAACTCGGCGATGGTGTCCCAGTTGGCAGCCGTGAGAGCCACCATGCCCTGAGCTTCCTCGGTAGGAAGATGCAGGCCGAAGAGACGGCCAAGAGCACCGATGGCGGTGATGACGATGCCCGCGTAAGTGAGCTTGCCTTGAAGAATTTGAGTGGGGTTCATGCCCCATGTGGCCGTGTCAATCTGCGACCGGTTCAGTCTCCTCGTCAGGCTCGGTTCCAGTTTTGACGGACTCCTGCCCTACGAGCTTGAGCATCACGGCGGCAGCCACCTGCATGGCCTCACAATCCCAGTAATGATTGGCGCGTTTGCCAATGCGTTCCCACAGCCACTTGCCGCTTTTGCGCACGCGCTGCTCGCTCTCCATCTGCGTGAGGTAATCGTCTCCAGAATCCTCAGCGATTTCCCAAGTGGCACCACGTTCCGGGTCCTGATTGCGGCGCAACCGGGCGAGCATGTCCTTGATGTTCAGATTGGACCAGTAGAACACCGAGCATGATTGCGTGCGACCCAGCACCACCTTGCGACGCGGCGAGTAGAACCGATGCACACTGCGACCATCCTTGGTGCGGTGAACATAGGTGGCACGGCGGTCGCCCATCAACGCCACCCAGCCATGCTTGGCGCACTCGCGATACACGTCATACGTCGCGTGACCGGCATCGACGAACACGAGGTTGGCATGGATGGTGAACCGCTCCTGCAGACTGAGCACTTCATCCCAAGTGGGCACACGTTCGCGCCACACCAGACGCGAAGAACCATCGAGCGACCAACCGCGCACGATCACAAAGAAGTGATCCATCTGGCAGTCCACCGTCATGAAGCGCAGAGGAGAGGCGACCTGGTCGGCATCGAAGGGTGGAGTGAGTAACTTGCCATGCTTGCTCACAGCCGCCTCATCGTCCCACGTCTCACCGAGGCGATAACCGCTGGGCGTGATCTCCAATTTAAAATCCTCCAGATAGTCGCGCCATGGCAGCGCCAGCCGCTTTTGATAAAACTGCCGCAGTGGTTCCAGATCGCCCTGCTTCGCTGCTGCCTTGGCACGCAGATACAACTCAGCAAGCCTGCCCCAGCTCATCGCGCAGAGGGCGTTCCAATGGAACCCGACGTTC